CCCATTCATGGGAGAGGGGCCGGGGGAGAGGGTAAGGACAAGCAGGGAGTGTATTCATGCCGCCATGCTCGCCCGTGCTGGGGCAGGCACTGTGCTGAAGCGCTTCAGCACACGGGCTTTTGCCCGGTTGAAGGAAAAAGCGTTAGAACAGGCTTTGCTGCGCCGATACCGTCTCGCCGGATAGCGGCAGCTTGAGAATATCCCAAATGCGCCGGTCGGATAAGCCAAACCGCCGCGCCAGTATCGCCACAATCGAACGGGCGCTTTTGCCCTCGCGCAGCAAATCCTCAAAAGCACCATGAATGGCGCGATTGCGCTGCTGCGCCAATAATTGCGCACAGCGCGGAATGTATAAAATCTCGCTGGCATAGTGGTGGTGCAGGGCGCGTTCGAGCGGCTCGCCCAGCACCTTCGACAGCGGCGCTCGCGGCGGTTGGTCGGCAGGCGTATCCGGCACGGCAATGCGTACCGTCAAGCCGCCCAAGCGCTCGATAATGCGCAGCGTGTCCGCCAAGCCCATTCTTGCCACCATATCAGCAGCCAGTTCCGGCAAGGGCAGCCGCACCCTCTCCCCCGCCCCCTCTCCCACTGCATGGGAGAGGGGAGGTTCTGGCTACCGAGCCTGCCGCTTGTCTCCCCTCGCCCGCTGGCGGGAGAGGGGGCGGGGGAGAGGGTGGCGACAGCGGGCGGAGTGGTTGGTCATCAAGAGATGTCATCCGTACTTCTCCCTTGCCTGCTGCCGTTCCAATTCGGCCTGTTCGGCGCTCATCCCACCCAAGCGCTGCATATTGTCGATATACAGCAGTTGTTTATTCAGTGGCGTATCCATGATTTCAGCAATGGACTTGGGTCGTCCTTCATCGGAACGGGTCGTCTGCCGATAAACGCCTGCCCCTTCCCGTAATTGCCGCTCGCGTTGTTGTTCTTGTTGTGCATCGGCTTTATCGGCCAAACCAAACACCACCGAGCGCAGGTAATTATGATTATCCAGCGGCAAGGATAAACTGGCTCGCTGATTAAGCATGGTTTCAATACCCGCTGTCCAATGATTAAATGTGGCCGGTCTTCTAATACCGCCGCGCTCGTCTTTACAGACCGTGCCGCTTTTAACCAAATCACTTAACGCTTGAATTAACTGCACCGCCCGCGATAACCGCAAACCTTGTTTGGCCGGTTTAAATAACGACAAATACGAAAGCGCCGCCCGCCCCAATACCGGCGGCATATCCGCCACTAATAACGCTAAACGTTTGCCGTCGTCTTCGACAAAAAACGAAGCCAAAGGTGCGCGGCAGCCGCAATCAGGGCAGGTAGCGTGCATGGTTAAACCACCGGCCTTTTGAATGGGCGGGTCGCCTGCCGGTAGACTGAGAGGCTACGACCCCACCCCAATCGCCCAGAGGCCACCCAATGAAAAATACGATTTCGCAATTTGTGGAGGCGTTTATGCCAACTTTTGCAGCGAAGCTCAGCGCAACTGCCAGTATTGCCTTGGTTTGTGCAGTTTTTCCTTTTATGGATTTTCTGCAAAGTCGTTTTGCCGTGAGTGTTAATTCGTATCTGGGGGCCGCCTTGGTCGCCTTTATTCTGCTGGTTGGTGCTTTTTTGTGTATTGCCTTTATTGGCGCAAGCAATATTAGCCTGATTAAACGCAATGCCGTGTTGGAGCCGGAAAACCAACAACAAAAAACCACCATTGAGCAACTGCAGCAACAAGGCTGTGCACTTGAGGGAAAATACAATGATGCGCAGGCTAAAAATAGCGACCTGCAAAAAGAAAATGCGGCGTTGAACACCCAAATCAGCGCATTGCAAAAGGAACTGTCTGAGGTTAAAAATGCACTGGAGACGCTGGAACAAAATCATGAAGCGATGTGTCTTCAAATACATGAACTGGTCGCCAGCAATCAAAGACTGGAAGACCATCTGGAGCAAGTCAAAAGTGATAACAGTACACTGCAAAGCAAAAACAAGTCTTTGCAGAAAAAGATGGATGTGCTTGCCAAGGAAAATAACGAACTCAAAAACAAGCCTCAAACGAAGGACACGGCCATGCTGGCCGCCGTACCCAGTCGCTTCCAAGGTGATTGGTAGGCTATAAAAATAAGAGAAAAGCCTTGTATTAAAAACGCGCATTAGCTCCCCGTCCTTTTTCTACGATTGGCATCGATAATCAACGCCTGCATTAACTTGTAAAGTTCAATATCGTTCAGCCATTCCAGCCGCTTGCGTTTAAACATCTGCTGCGCCATGCCATCGGCATAACTAAACGGCCGTCCGGCTTCGGCTAATAAGGCTTCAATCTTCGCCAGTATCTTTTGCCGACTTTCTGGCAGGCGCGGACGGGCGCGTCCGGCTTTTTTGCTGGAAGTGGGTTTAAAACCTAGTTTCTCCAATTCAAACAATACCCGCCCTAATTGTTTGGGGGTTAATTGTTTGGAGGATTGAACCCCCGCTACCCGTTGCAAAAACGCGCGGTAAGTCTCGTCATCCATGCCAAGCTGCGCTTTGGCAATATGGATTTTGGCGATTTGCGCGGATTTATTGGTAAAGACAGCGGCCATCTCAATGCACTCCCGCTTTTAACTCCCCTCCCCCGCTGGCGGGGGAGGGGCTGGGGGAGAGGGTAATACTGGCTAAATCCAGCGCAATGGGTTCATAACGGTCTTCATCATTAACGCGCTCATAAAGCCGGATATATTGTTTACTGCCGACCACTTGGCAGGCTTCGCTAATCGCTTGCATGGCCTGTTGCCAGCGCTCATCGCTAATCTCCAAACGGCGCAAGGCCAAAACGCGGCCTACCCGTATCTCGCCTTTAATATCGGCGCGAAAGGCATCGTTCACTAACGCCATTAACTCGGGACGGGCACCTTGTGTCCATTCGGTTAAACAGGCATCGATTAACGTGCGGGCGGCTTGCAGGCGTTCGTCAAATTCAATGCTGTCGGATACCGCCACTTGCACTTTTAAACGTCCGTCAAAGGACAATAAGTTTAAGTTGCCTTTTTTACCGCCCAATTTTGCGCCGTATTGTTCATGGGATAATTCCACAAAGGCGCGAATATCGCCCAAGGTTTCTTCTTTAAATTGGCTTAAGGTGTGATGCACCTGTTTGCCTTTTTCCACAATCTCGCCGACCAGGCGGTCGCGCTCAAGGTCTATTGGTTTAATTAAACTAAGCGGAATTAACCGCCCCTGTCCGTCTTGTTTAAAGCCTTCGGGGATGGCGTGTTCACTGTGTGCGTTCATTGTGCCGCTCCTTCTTCTTTAAACGCCTCGCACAATAGTTCCAGCGCAGCGAGTATTTCCCGAACAATCAGCGGGTAACTGCCGCCGGATGAATTAACCGCTTCGCGGGCTAATGCCAATACTTGCCCCGCGTCCAAATCAATCGACATGCCGCGTGGGATATTCATAAAGTCCGGCACCGCCAATAGCGGCTGTACTTGTTCCAAGGCTTCTTCAATGGCGTTGTTTTTAACGATTGCCATTAACGCATTGGACAGTTCGCTACCGTCTTGGTCTGCGGGTAAATGATGGGTCATGGTCTTGCTCCTTTATCCGTTTAATTCACCGGCGTTAAAACCTTGCTTTAAGGCATTACGCTTGCACTGTTGGCACACACCCCAGCCGCGCATTTGCATGGGGTTATGGGTCGGGGCGATTTGGCGGCATTGGCTTAAGCATTCGCCCGCGCTGATGCAATGCCCCGCCCGTGGGCAAAAGCGCTCGCCCAGTAGCGCAAGCACTCTTGCCGCCATCTTTTGCGTGCCGCCGGGGTATTTGCCCAAAAGGCACAGGCTGACCGCTGTCCTTGATACCCCGAGCTTGCGAGCCACAGCGGCGGCGCTGGTTTGCTTGACCTCGCTTTGCAGTATGGAAAGCCAGTCGCAGTCACCCGCCGCACCCTCTCCCTGCGCCCCTCTCCCATGAATGGGAGAGGGGAGGTTCTCGCAGCACCGTGCGCCGCTTGGCTCCCCTCGCCCGCGTGCGGGAGAGGGGCTGGGGGAGAGGGCAAGCGCGGCAAAGGCGTTCATGCCAACTCCTCGGCCACTTGCCGCGTATAGCCGCGCAGGCAGGCGGCGACCGCTCGCGCATGGCGGTTGGCGGCAGTGGCTTGTTTTAGCCGCTGCCGCGCACTGCCTGCGCCGTTTAACGCTTGTTCGGTCTGTTCTAACGCTTCCCACAAAAGGCTCGCCGCCGTGGCTTCGCGCTGCGCCATATGGGTAAGCCACGGGCGGTCAAGGCGATGCGCTGCATGGCCGCTTGGCTCCCCTCGCCAGCGGGCGGGAGAGGGGGCGGGGGAGAGGGTAAGGGCGTTCATAGCAACCTCCGCTTGGGCGCTTGGCCGGTGTAGAGTTCAAGCTTCAGCCGTTTAAGGTCTTTAAGCTCCAGTTGCGAGCAGCCGTTTGCCTTGGCCTTTTCCGCCAGCCATTCGAGATTGACCGAGACCCTTCTGGCGCTGCCGTGCGCCTGTTCAACCAAATGGCTTAGCAGGTCGTCGGTAAAGACCACGCCCTGCCCGTACAGCGCCGCCAGCGCCTTCGCATCGCCCAAGCAAACCGGTTGCGCCGGTATCCATTGCAACACCCGTTCGTGTACCCGCTCGTAGCGTTTAAGTTTGTTCGGCAGCCCCTCCTCGCCAATCAACACCAGCGGCATGCCGCCCGCTTCGTAGAGGTCGCGCACCAATTCAACCGCGCCACGGTCGACCAGGTGGTCGGCTTCGTCGATGATGAGCGGCTTGCCGCGTGCGGCCAGCTCTTCGGCCACGCGGTCGGCCAGTTCCGCTATCGTGCCTTTGGTGGGTAAACCCATTTCCCTTAATACCGCCTGCAAAAAGTGTTTGCGGCTCCAGACGCTTCTGGCCTGCACATAAAACGCGCCTTCGCGCCCCGCCACCCAAGCCGCCGCGCAGGATTTGCCATAGCCGGAAGGACCAAATAAACACACCAGCCCCGGTAAACTCATACTGCGTTTTAACGCGCTTCTTAACGCCGATAAACACAGGTTTAAATTGGCGGTCTGCGCGAGGTTAAAGCCGTCTGCCGCTAATGCGGTTAATCCGTTCATTTAACGCGCTCCCGTGCCATCACTTGTAAGGTTTGAACGTCTTGGCGGATTGTTGCCAGTTGACCTTCGATAAAATGCAAACCAGTTAGCAACGGCAGTTCGCCGTTTTGCATCTTGTTGACCAGTACGGCGCTTTCCAGCAGCGGGCGGGTTAATTGCTGTAACAGGTCGGCTTTAGCGTTCATGGCACGTTATTCTCCAATGCCTCAGGCGGAACAAGGTCTTCGTCGCCAAACCCCAAGATGTCTTTAAAAGCGGTGGTTAATCCCAGCACTTCATCCAAATCCAAGGTCAATGAAAGGCGTGTGCCGTTTTCCCTCAGATATAACCGGATGCCATCGCTTTCTTGGTCATATTCCGCTTGTAAGCGGCTATGCCCAAAGCGGTCGTTAATACAGTGCAGGTCGTCATTCATCGTGCACCTCCTTATCCGTTAAGCCTTTAATCAGCGCTCCCAAGACTTGTAAGTTCAGGCGGACATTGCCTAACGCTTCTTTTATCCGTGCTTGGGATAAGTCGCTTATTGCGCCGCGTTCGTTAAATTCCACATGGATAAAGGCGACTTGCTGGCTTAAATGCCGCCAAGCCCCCAATAAAGCCTGTTTTTGGGGTTGCAGGTTCATGCCGCACCTCCGTTTAGTTCATCTTCCAACTCGCGGATTAACTGTACCTGCGCGATGTGTTTTTCGTGCATGTCCAGTCGCTGGCTAATGCGCTGCTCGGCTTTTAAGGCGCGTTTGGAGGCCGATAACGCGATTTCGGCAGCGTTTTGCGCCTGCTTGACCGATTGCAGGATGGCGTCCAGCGCGGAGGGTTGTTCAGTGTTCATCGCCCTCTCCCGTTTTAATCGGCAGGCCACAGCGCTGCTGCAATTTGAGCCGCTCGACCTCGTTAAGCGCCGCGCCGTAGTCCGTTGCGCCGCTTAACGCGCACAGCGCTTTTAACGCCTTGCCATGTGCCTGCTCGGCTTCGGCGAGTACGTCCAGCGCGGCATCGGCGCTTTCTATCGCCGCTTCCAGCGCGTGCAGGTGGCTCAGATTAGTCGGCATGGCTCGCCTCCTGCTGTGCCTGCTTGGCCTGTTCGTACAGGGTCTTGGCCTGCCCTTCGTCGCGCGTGCCGCTAATCACTTGCAGCAGGTCTAATGCTTTGCGGTGGGCTTCGTTGGCATACAGTCTTGCCATGTCGGCGCGGTAGACGTTTTTCAGCACCGCGTCCAGCGCCTGTAGTAGGTTGAGGGGATTGGCATTCATGTCACAGCTCCTGCGCTTGTGGCTGGCTAAGCCGCTCGTACAGCGCCCGAGCCTCGTCGCAATCACGGCTGCCGGTCAGGGTCTCCAGCAGTTCCAGCGCCCACCCCAGCGCCTCCTCGGCTTCATCACGCGCCCACTCGGCGCGTTCGGCGGTACCGATGGCCAGCCGCAAAACCTCGGGATTGATGTCATTAGCGCTCATCACCAGCCTCCTTGGCTTTGGCCTGTTGTTCACTTAGGCGAACCGCCGCTTTGAGCAGCGTTTTCACTTCAGTGGCGTTTTTACTGCGAGCCGATAACTCGCTTTCCAGTAACTCAAGCCGCCATAGCGCTTGTTCCAACAATGCCCGCTGTGCCGTTTCCATCGTGCTTCTCCTTGCCTTGCTCAAATTCAGCGCCGCGCTTAAGCCCTTGCCACGCGCCGTGCGCCGCCGATGGCCCATTGCTGGGCCTGCTCTTGCTGCTCCTCGGCCAACTCCTGCTGTACCGCAAAGCCTTTGCTGGTCGGGTACAGCCGGTAAAAGTCGTGCAGCCGCCCCTTAAGCCGCTCGCCAGCGCGTACCCGTGCGTCCAGCGCGTGCCAGTAGCGGTAGCGGGCTTCGTCCGTTAAATTGTCAAGCTGCGCCGCTTCGTCGCTTTCGATGGCTTCGGCGCTGCCCGACGCCCCCTCTCCCCCGGCCCCTCTCCCACCCGCGGGCGAGGGGAGCCAAGCGCTGCACTGCCCAACCTCCCCTCGCCCGCGGGCGGGAGAGGGGCCGGGGGAGAGGGTGGTTCAGCCGCCGCAGTGGCCTCGATAACCTCGCCATCCTCGGCCTCATCCGCCGCCAGCCTCGCCATCGCCGCGCGGTCGGTAATGTCGCCAAGGCCGGGGATAATCAAGGGCTGCACCGGCTGATGGGCAATGGTCAGCGGCTCGCGCTGCTGCTCAATCGCCTCGCGCTTACTATCCAGCCGCTTAAGCTGTCCCTGTTCGCGTTTCTTAAGGCCGTCTTCCAGCACCGTTTGCACCCGATAGCCGCGCGTTTTCTCAATCTCGGCCACGGCAATCAGCCGTCCGTCCAGGGTTTTCACCCAGACCCGTTCGCCGTCTTCGATGTCGTAGGCCATCTGCACGGTCTCGCCGTTAAAGTGCAGCAAGTCGGGGTGGTAGTAGGTTTGCCCAATCAAGGTCACGGTGCCGCGTACCACGGTGCGCCGTTCGTGGACGAGGAATAAATCGTGCAAGTCGTCTTCGTGGTAAGCGACCGGCTGCCAGCCCGCTTGTACGTGCGCCTGCCACGCCTCGCGCGGGGTCTGGTGACGGCGCTTGCCGGTCTGCGGGCAGGTAATCTTCGGCAAGCTGCGGTGCGGGCGGTCGTTAAATTCATCGCACCAGCGCTCAATCAGCGCGACCGCTTCGTCGAATGAGGTCAAAAGCCGCCCCTTGCCTTCACGCTCGGCTTCGTCAATCAGGCGCTGGCGTTCGGCGGCATCGGCGGTTTTGATGATTTTCTGCGTGACTTTGTGCACGTTACGCGCCGAGAGGCTATCCATCGGCTTGTGCTGGTAAGTCGCAAGCCACTTGCTGCACGCATCCAGATAGCGGTTAAAACTTTCCGCAATACCGTTGGCTTGGCTGTTGCCCGGCAGGTTATGCACGATGGTGAAACAGCCCCGCGCCTGTATCGAGCACAGCGCGTCAAACTCGACCTGCGCATTTTTAACGCTACTGGTGTTGTCGGTCTGTCAAAACGCCGGTAGTCCGCCCTCGGCAATCGCATGGCGCAGCGCTTGCAGGATAAGCGGCTTGCTTTCGCTCAAGCCGACTGCCGGTTTAAACACATAGCGCGTCGCCACATCGTGGGTATGCCAGACCTCCAGCTTGACGTAATGCCCAGAGACCGGATGCGGCGCGACAAAGTGGGTAGACCAGCCGTCCGAGTGGATTTCCTGCATCGGCACCATGTCCGTGCTGTCGCGCTTATTCGCATGCTTATACGGGTTTATCGCGCTGCCGCTATGCCGCCCTTTTTTCGCGTCAAAGCGCGAGAATTTGTGCGAGTACCAATGCAGCGCGGTATCGTAGGAAGGCATGGTGATGCCGTGCTGCGGCGCTTCCCTACAGGCTTCACGATAAGCCCCAGCCAGCGTCGGCTTCTGCGGGCGGTTCATTTTGGAGAGCAGCAGCGGCATCCACGGCGCAATGCTCATATCCTGTCGCCGCACCTGTGGCGCTAACGCTGCCTGCCCTTCGCGCGAGGCCGCTACCCAGCGCTCTAACGTGCGCCGCGAGACGGTCTTGGCCTTGGCGACCACATCCTGCCCCGGCAACGCCTGCGCCAGCGGCTGGCCTTGTTTGTTGATGGTTATCGCCCAGTCCAGGCCGGACTTGCTATGGCCCAATGCCAGCGCGGTCATCACTTGCGTATCGACCTCGCCCGCTTGCACCCAATCACACAACTGCTGGCAGGCAGCGCGGATGCTTAATTTTTGGCCTCTGATTAACCGCTCAATCCCGCGTACCACCAACCACCGCGCATCACGGCTCAAAATCTGCCGCTGGCTTAGTGCATCGTTAGCGGATTGGCGCAACGCCGGTAACTTGGCTTTGCCGCCGGACTGCTTGCCCGCGCCGCCGTCACTCACCACGCCGCCCGCG